GTCATACAAGTAATTGTAAAAAGTCTTAATGATTTACCAGAAGCATTTGAAGAAGCAAAAGCCGATGATCAGAGAATAGATAAGCAGGAAGCAATAGAAATAATTGGTCAAATATTGAAAAAATCAATCCCAGAGATACTTAATCTTGCTGAGGATGAATTATAATAGAGGCATGGATATCTCGACCCTTATCAATGCTGTAACTGGTCAATTTGGTGCTTTGGTGCTTGCTTGCGTTGTTTTATATAACTTTATGCAGCAACAGAAACAACACATGGAAAGACTGTATAACGACAACAAAGAAGATAGGGAACTCTACAGAACTACACTTACAAATCTATCACAGAAGATCGATAAAATAGGAGAAGATGTAGCAGAGATTAAGAAGGAGTTGAGATAATGGAAATGATATATGATATTCTTCTCAACGCTGGCCCTATTGGATTGTTAGCCCTTTATGCTATCTATTCAAACTCACAATCTCAAAAGAAGCTTGAAACACTGCTAGAAAAGAAAGAAGAGAAAGAAGAACAGATTAGAGATAGATGGATCGCTGTGGTCGAAAAGGTACAGAAGGAAAGAGATGACATCGAAAAGGATATTGCTAGAAGATTGGAGCATATTGAGAAGATTCTGGAGAAGCAGCATGAAAAATGAGACTGAAAACCGTGCATGTGCTTTAGAGTTGAATAATGTAATCTATGAATTACAATCAAAGGGTCATTCTGACAACGCGATAGCAAACGGAATCTTATTTGCTTTGAGTATACACATAATCAATGCTCGATTTTCTGTCAATGAAATTATAGAACAACTTACAAAACTATTTCATAATATCAAATTAGAATTGGGAAAAATAGAAGATGACAATCAAATAGATATACAACAAACAAAACCGATCAATAGTCAATGGGATTGATTGCTCCCCTTAAAAAAAACCTTCCCTGCTTTGGTTTTTCCTCCTTCTCCTTTAGGGAGGTTTTTTCTTTTTGTTGCTTGGTTTTGTAGTTTACAATATATTGTACTATAATATCAAAAAGCAGGAAAAGAGATATGGGAATGAGTGACGCGAGATCCACAGGATCAGTATCTGGTATAGGCACAACGTATGATTTATCTAAAAAGATAGAGATTGATCTTAGGTACACACCTAGAACAGCTCGTTTCGTGGCACACGTCTCACTGGTTAATATCCAGTGTTCA